GTGGACTGTGGAGAACACACTCACGATACGCCGACATCAGAATCTTGTTGGTGGTCTTTTCAGAGGTGCACGTATTGCCAAATGGGTGGAATGTGACACCGATCTGATTATGATACTCCTAGCACAAAATTACGCTTTCAATGATCTTCGGTTGTTGTTCCCGGAAGGGCATTATACACTACCGGGTGCAGCGAAGATGATATCCAGGAATGCAGAAGGAAAGATAGAAACGCGATCTTTATTCTACACTCCACAGGATGAAGTGCGAAATGCTACCTTCAAGGGTCCAGGGAGTTACCATCGATGTGATTTGCCAACGAGGAAAGGATTGTGTGGTTCTCCGATAATTCTAGATGGAAATCCAAAGTATTTGATCGGATTCCATTGTGGAGGATCAGTTATGGCTCGATGCCAAGCTGTTGCTTTTAGCGTAAGCGGAGCCAAGATTCAGCAAGCGATCGATGAGTTACGTAGTTTCTCCGATGAAGCGGAAACTATCCCTTTACCGGCTTTTCACACTGGACCTCTGTTGGAGCAGTTCGACAAGAAAAACGTGAATCTGACACCTGAACTTTCGGAGCGCGATTGTGTGCGATGGACACCAGAATGTACGGACCTTCACCCACATACGGTGCAAGTGTTTGGCAGTGATCCTAGTGCGCGATTTCAGCGACATTCGGATGTGTTGTCCACGTTGTTGTCGCCACACATGGAAGCTTATGGGATGCCTCAGAAGTGGGGACCCCCCAAGTTCAATGTGAATCGAAATCATAGCGCGGCTTATCAGAACATCACTCATCCTTCCACCAACATCCCCTTAACAGATCTAGACATAGTTGTCAAGGATTACAAAGCGGATATCTGTTCCGAACTTCGTCGGATTGGAGTGAGATTAAAACCTCTCACTGATCATCAGATGATAAATGGAATAGAGGGCCAGAGATTCGTACGGCGAATGGACATGAAAACGTCATCAGGTCTTGGTCTGGCTGGAAGGAAATTGCAACACTTCGACGAATCAATAGTTGAGGAGACGGGATACAAAGTCTACACAATGAAAGACTACGTGCGAGCTG